AAATGGAGACATTAATAACTATTATTATGCTCCTGACTGGACTAAGGTAACTGATGTCACAGAATTAAAGAAAATACCTGTGTTCGGAACTAAGGGAACAGGTAATGAAATAAAAATAATAAGAAGATATACAACTGGCTTTTTTTACTATAGTCCTGCTGATTATTCTACAAGCTATGCTGTCCTAGAGTCCGAAGTAGCAGACTTTTTGATAAATGATGCACAGAACTCTTTTTCAGGCACTAAAGTGATCAATTTTAATAGTGGCATACCTAGTGAAGAAAAAATGCAGCAGATCAAGTCTCAGGTCATGAATAAGATGACAGGGGCAAACGGAGACAAGGTTATCATAGCATTTAATCATGATCAGAACCAAAAGACTACTGTTGACAATATTCCTCTAGATGACGCTCCAGAACACTACTCTTTTTTAAGCGAGGAGTGTAGTAAAAAGATCATGCTAACACACAGAGTGACATCTCCGCTTTTAATTGGCCTTAGAGACATGTCAGGCGGTGGCTTAGGTTCTAATGCTGATGAAATACAAAACGCTCAGAGACTATTTACAAATACCACTATAAAGCCTTACCAAGATTTAATCATTGATTGCTTAGATGACATTCTAGCTGTAAACGGAATTGCTTTAAATCTATACTTCAAGACTCTTGATCCGCTTGAATTTATGGACGTTGAGGACATAGATAACGAAGAAGTAAAAGAAGAAGAAACAGGAGTTAAAGAAGAAGATAGTCTCTTTACTCAAATAGAAATGCTTGCATCTAATAGCAACGATCATGACTTCCCTCATGAAGTTTATGATGCAGTAGTAAAAGGGCTTAAAGGTGAAGTAATGAGTGACGAGTGGGAAATAGCAGACATAAGAGACTATAACGAAGAAAACACAAGCGCAGAGGAATGGGCTAGTGATGTAATACACTTAGCCAAAGAGCCAAAAGCTAAAACACCTATTTCAAACATACCTGACAAAGGTTCAACCCTTGATAAGTCTTATTATGCTGTTAGATACAAATATGATGTAGGAACTGCTAGAGGGAAAGGTAGTAAGTCAAGACCATTTTGTCAGGCTTTAATGGATAGAACTAGACAAGGTGTAGTTTATAGAATTGAAGATATAAACAAGGCTATGGTAGATAAATCACTATTTAAAAAATACAATTTGCCAATGCACAACGATCAAACTTTTGATTTGTTCAAATTTAAGGGCGGTAAAAACTGCCGCCATATATGGAGGGAAGTATTGTATAAAATGAAAATACAGCCAGCATTGGAGGGCAAAAAAGGAAGTAGTGATTTAGAGGACTATAAAAAAGTAAAAAAGATACCTAAAACTTATAACCCCACACCAAGAGGCCACAAAAGAGCAGCAGTAGCAGAAAGAACTAGGAGCGACAGGGGAGCGCATCCAGCAAGTAAAAAATAAAGACATGAAAACAATAGAGAGAATATTTAAACACTTAAACGAAGAAAAGGTAGAGTTAAAAGCTGAAAGGGTAGAGCTAAGTTTAGTTGATGATATAAAAGATGCAGCAAAAAGAGGTAGACAACTACAAAAAGATTTTAAAAGTGAATTAAATAAATATAATGGACTTTTAAGAGCTGGTGGCATTATGAATAAAAAACTTGATGAAGTAGAAAAATTAGCTAAAGAATTAGGAGTAAAGCCACCTGTTGAATTTAAAAAATTTCAAGAAATGGCTAATGAAATGGTAAAACAAGGAAACGCAGTAAAAAAAGTATATAATTTATTTTAATAAATGGCTAAAGTTTTATTCATACAAAGAAAAGATATTATAGAGTTTACCTCTGCCAATGGTAACGTAGATGTGGACAAACTGCTACCGCATATTTATAGGGCGCAAACAATAGAACTACAAAGATTGTTAGGTTCTAAGCTCTATGATAAAATAGTAAGTGATATTACAGGAGGTACGCTAACAGGTGAATACTTAACGCTTGTAGATACTTATATCAAGCCTATACTTATACACTATGCCATGATGTATGCACTTCCATATTTAAGTGTTACAATAAGCAATGGAGGTGTGTATAGAAACAACCCTGAGAACGCTACTGCTTTAAGTAGTGATGAGATTAACACACTTGTCGAAAAGGAGCGAGATGCCGCTCAGTATTTTTCACAGAGAATGATTGACTTTTTAAATTTTAACGCAACAGCCAACTTTCCAGAATATTATCAGAATGTTAATGAGGATGTATCTCCTGACTATGATGACAATTTCGGTGGCTGGGTAATGACATAAGATATGGCAAACACAATTGGATGGGGAAAAGCGGTTGAAAACAACACAAATGGATTTGGCAAATTAGCCACAAACACCATTGGCGCGGGCGCGATTTATGAAAGTTCAGCCTCCGGTGAAACGGCATTGTTGGCATCCAGCGTGCAGGAAGAATTCATTTTCCGCGTTGACACCACATTACCCGGTGCAACACCATCAAATCAATTTCAAATAAAAACAACGGGAGGTCCGTACAATTATGACGTTGATTGGGGTGATGGACAAACGGACACCGGTGTTACATCGTCAACCGGTATTTCACACACGTACGACACAGGTGGAGAATATGATATAAAGATAAGTGGAACATTTCCACAAATATTTTACAACAATAATTCCGAAGGGGACAAAATAACCGAAATAAAGAATTGGGGAATTATTCAATGGTCATCATTTGATAGGGCATTTATGGGTTGTAACAATCTTGATTTAACTGCTACGGATTATCCCGATTTAACAAATTGCACAACATTACACAGAATTTTTAACGGTTGTAGTTCATTTGAAAACACAAACGGATCAATTGGCGGTTGGGACACAAGCACCATAACCAATATGGATGGCGTTTTTGCGGGATGTGTTTTATTTAATCAATCAATAAACAATTGGGATGTTTCAAATGTGACATCATTTGGTCCGGGATTCAATCGTGGAATGTTTACAAGTTGTTTTGCATTTAACCAACCATTAAACAATTGGGATGTTTCAAGTTGTACAAGGTTCAACCAAATGTTCCAAAATTGTTATGCGTTTAACCAAGATTTAAGCAGTTGGAGATTTCATACCACATTAAATGTTGGATTCGGATCAATGTTTAAAAGTGCGACATCATTTAATAATGGCGGACAAGATGGAATAAAAGATTGGAACACAAATATGGCAAATTCGTTTAGCGGTATGTTTTATGGTGCATCATCATTCAATCAACCATTAACAAATTGGAATACATCCAATGTTGCGGGCGCTGGTTTTAAATCTATGTTTCGAAGCAACACATCATTCAATCAAGATATAAGTCATTTTGATGTTTCCAATGGAACGGATTTTAGGGAAATGTTTAGATCCGCTACATCATTCAATAATGGGGGACAAACGGGCATAAATAATTGGTCAATTAAAACAACTGGTAATGTATTAATGTCCAGTATGTTTTTTGGTGCGACATCATTTAATCAACCTATTGGAAATTGGGATGTAAGTGCAGTTAGTTCATTTCAAAATTTCTTATATAATGCAACTTCATTTAACCAAAATGTTACAAATTTAATTTCTACAATTCAAGGTCCATCTAATTTGGTTACAATTACTTATATGTTTTCTGATTCGGAACCAACTGCTGATTGGACACAATTTCCATTTCAATATGTTAATGGAAGCGCCTTACGGGCTTTTCGTAGTGTAAATGATTTTGATCAAAATGTTTCAAATTGGCAAATTCCATCAACAGTTTCAAATATGTCGCAAATGTTTGCAAGCACAGGCTTAAGCAATACCGATTTTACAGATACCGTTGTTGGTTGGGCTGTTTATATTTACAATAATGGTGGTGTTCCATCGGGTATAAATTTTTCAGGAAATGGAAAAACATTTGATGGTACAAGAACAAGCGATGATGAATCCGGACAAACATATGCCGTTAAATATGGCGCAAATTGGACAGCAACGGGATGGACAGATGCCCAAGATGCATTCGATTATTTAGTAACAACT